ATCCAAACCACCACCGGCAACGCCTCCGACAACTCCCGCAAGCAGGGAGAAGAACTGATTGGCCAGCGCGACTGCTACCATTTCCAAGATAGCGTCGATGATGCGAGAAGCCATGTTCTCAAAGGCTTGACCAAGACTTACGGTTCCGCTCATGACGTCAGAGAAGAATCCCTTGAAGCCCTCATGCACAGCACGAAGCGGCTGGTCTAGGTTCTTGATCAGTTCCTGACCGAGGCTATCTGCAGCCCCGATATCGTACTGAACAG